GAACTGCATTAATTAAAGGTGTAACAAACATCTCTCTTGAAAGACGTTGCATACCATCATCGTTTACAGACCAACCTGCAAAGGTATCAACACCTTCTTTATCTAATGCCTCTTTAACTTCTTGTGCAATCATACCATGCATAATTGCTTCAAGATTCATGTTGTTTTCTTCGCTGTATTCATCCCATTCTTTAGGAAATTCATTACTTGGTTTCCATTGGAAAGTTACAGGTCTTAAATTATTAATAAAAGATAAACCTAAATTATCATCTTTAACATTTCTTTTCTTACGAATATCTGAACTTCTTGACCAATTAGCATCAGTATCAAAATCGTTAGTAACAACATTACTTGCTTTACCAAAACTAAAATTATTATCTCCACCAGCATTTATATCAATACCTATACATATTTGATTATCTCCTGTAGCAGCACTAACTTCTGCTTGATAACCAATCATAATATTGTTTGAGCCTGTTGTTATAGCATCACCTGCTAAAGCACCTACAGCTGTATTGTTTGCTCCTGTAGTATTACTTTCTAAAGAACTATGACCAATTGCTGTATTATAATTAGCAGTAGTGTTAGAACTTAATGAAGCCCTTCCTAAAGCTGTATTATTACTGCCTGTTGTATTAGCATCAAACGCATAAGTACCGACTATTGTGTTTTGTGCTCCTGTGGTATTAGCAGTAGCAGCATCATATCCGATTGCTGTATTGTCGTTAGCTGTTGTGTTAGCGTCTAATGCTAAAGCTCCTACTGCTACGTTTCTTGTGCCTGTAGTATTAACACCTAAAGCAGATTTACCAACTGCTGTATTATAGGATGCTGTAGTGTTAGCATATAAAGCACCATATCCAACAGATGTATTATCTACTCCTGTGGTATTACTTTCCATAGCTAAACCACCGATCGCTGTATTTTTAGTACCTGTTGTAGTATCTAAAAGAGCACTATGACCAACTGCTACATTATAAGCATCTTCATTACTAGCAGGGTTATACGTTCCAAGTGCTCCAAAACCAACAGCTATATTTCTATCACCTACTGTGTTCGCATCTAAAGCATAAGCACCTATAGCTACGTTTAAGTTTCCTGTGGTACAAGCTACTAGGGCATCTCTACCCATAGCAGTATTACCTACTCCTGTAGCGTTTTGCAAGGCATAATAACCAAATGCTGAACAAGAATCTCCAGTTGTAATAGCACTTAAAGAATTTGAACCTACTGCTGTGTTTGCTGAACCTGTAGTATTAGCATCAAGAGCACTTTTACCAACAGCTACATTGTTTGCACCTGTAGTGTTTGCATTTAATGCTCCTTTACCAACAGCTGTGTTACTAGCACCTGTAGTATTTGATACTAGAGCACCAGAACCAAGTCCTGTATTGTCGTCACCTGTACTATTAACATTTAATGCTGCGTAACCAAGTGCAGTATTATTATCTGCTGTGGTGTTAGCACTTAAACTCAAATATCCTATTGATGTATTTCTATCTCCAGTTGTATTAGCATCTAATGCATTAGCACCAACTGCTACATTATCTGTTCCTGTAGTGTTTGCTGCTAATGAAGATTTACCTACTGCTGTATTATTTGAAGCTGCATTATTTTGACCTGCTGCATAACCAATAAAAACATTATTATCTCCATTGTCTCCGTCATAACCTGCTAATCCACCTAAGAAAACATTATTTACGCCATCTACTGTATCTCTACCTGCTGCATAACCTACGGCTACGTTATAGTGGTCTCCTGCTGTAGTATTGTTGTAATTTTTTAAAGCTTCTACACCTATACCTACTTGTCTGTCAGAAACAGTTGCAGCAATTAAAGATGAATTACCTATAGCTACATTTGAATTACCTGTAGTATTGGCAGCCATACTTTGTACACCTAATACTGTATTACTAAATCCTGTTGTATTAGCAGTTAAACCTTCATATCCAACAGCTGTATTACTATCTGCTGTTGTATTAGCATCAAGTGCAGACATACCTATTGCTGTGTTATTACCACCTGTTGTGTTAGCATCTAAAGCAGCATAGCCTATTGCCACGTTTTGTGAGCCTGTTGTATTCGTGTCTAATGCTGAAAAACCTACAGCTGTGTTATTTGATGCTGTTGTATTTGATGTTAAAGCAGATTTACCGACAGCTGTGTTACTAGAACCAGTAGTATTAGCTACCAAGGCGTTCATACCTATAGCTGTATTTGAACCACCTGTCGTATTAACAGTTAACGCTTTTCTACCGAAAGCAGTATTAGAAACACCACTTGTTAAGTCATCAAAAACTTCATAACCAAAACCTGTATTATTAGTAGCACTAGATAAAGTGCCTGTACCTGCATCATTACTAATGAGCATACTTTCACTAAAGTTAGTAATATTACTAGATATACCTACGCCATTGATTGTGCCGCCAAAACTAGCTGCATCGCAAGTAAAAATAATGTCATCTTCGGCAGATATTGTCATATCACCTGTGTTGTGATTGTATCTAAGACCTGCCGATGAACTGCTTGAAGTATCACCAAAAAATATAGTGCCTGTTCCTGAGTCACTATCTTGCGATATTGTCAAACCAACAGCAGTTCCACTTCCTTTTATTACAAAATCATCTGCTGCTGCATTAGCTGCTGCTACAGTAGCTGTGCCAATTCCCACGTTTCCTGAACCATCAATACGCATTCTTTCAGTTTCACTAGAACCTGTATAGAACATTAAATTATCATTACTGTCTGCATCAATAGAAGCTCTAATAGTTCCACCTGCTGCGTGTTTCCACCTTATATGATTGCTTTGTAATAAATCTATTTCTTTATTGAATTGTGCTGTTCCTGCATCTGACATATCAAGGGTTAGGGCTGTGATAGCAGAACCACCATCGTTGCCTTTAAACAATATGTCTTTATCAGAAGTAGTAGATTTAATTACAAAATCTGTTGATGAGTTTGTAAGTTCACCAAAAGTAGTGCCTGCATCTTTAAGTAGTATGTCAGCTCCATCAGCATCAAGAATTATGTCGCCACTTGAATCAAGAGTTATATCTGTTCCATCATTAGTTATAGTATCTAACGCTATTGATCCTACATTTGTTATATCAGCATCATTAAATGATGTAGCACCAAAAGTATTAGCAGCAGCAGTAGAAGTTATACCTGCTGCCATAGTTACTCCACCACCATCAGCTATGGTTATGGCATCATCACCATCGGTATATTCTATAAGAGGTGTTTGAATAGAAGAACTACTTTCTATAATTCCACTTGTTTCTAAATTTAAAGAAGCAAAAGCATCTACAACTGCTGCACCAGAACCTGCTCCATCTGAATAAACTACTTTAGTTTTACCAGTAGGTATTGTTACTGTAGCACCAGTACCTTGTTTAATAATTATAGATTGAGAACCACTTGTTCCATTTTCTATAACCCATAATTTAGATACAGTATTAGGTCCTATAGTTATAGTGCAAGTAGAATCTAATGTGCCTGTATATTTAACAAACATAGACCTAACAGGGTCTGTAGCACCATCAGCTATAGTGCTAGTATGCGTATCAGCATTTGTAGTAATGGCTTCTGTGCCATAACTAAAAGCTTCTGCTATTAATTCAAGATTAGTATTTGTAGTTTCACCCCATGTACCACTAGCATCACCAGTAGCCATTTCGTTTAATCTTAAATCATTTACATATGTACTTGCCATTGTGTATTCCTCTTTATAATTTTATTATGCTACTTCACTCCAATCTGGTGTTTGTGAAGTAGAAATTTCTGAATAATTTGCTGTTTGTGTTGTTGATATATTACTATAACTTGCTGTTTGTGAATCATCTATTATAGACCAAATATTAACGCCTTGTATTTCTCCAGTAGCAGATAAACCAGTTATAGATACATCTGCTTTAGCTATTACAGTTTCTGATCCTAAACTTGTAGTTCCTGATAAACCTGTAACTGAAAGTATATTATTTGTTACTAAAGATATACTTCCTAAAGAACTTGTAGCAGAAATACCAGTAATAGCAACATTAGCTGCTGCAGATACTGATTCATCACCAAGAGTTCCTACTGATGCTGAACCAGAAACTCCTGTAACAGCAGCTCCCATAGTAATAGCATTACCTAAAGCTGAAGTTCCAGTATTACCTGTAACTGAAGTATTTGCATCAGCAGCAACAACTTCATCACCTAATGCTGATGTACCTACATTTCCTGTAACAGAAATATTAGCTGTTCCTGTTACAGTTTCACTTCCTAAAGCTGATGTAGCACTTACTCCAGTAACTGATACTAAAGCTTTAGCTATTACTGTTTCATTACCAAGTGCAGTAGTTCCTGCGACTCCAGTAACAACAACTGGTATAGGCTCACCCCAAGTAAGTTGTCCCCAGGTCCCTCGACCCCAACCAGTTATATTAGCCATAGGCTACTAAGCTATTCTTATAATAGCGTTTGATGCATCTGCTGCTGGAAACTGAATAGTAAAGTCTCCTGCTGTAGAAGTTTTATCTCCACCAAAATCTAATACACATACAGCAGGATCACCTGATGCACTATCATTAAATATAAGGGCACCTCTAGCAGTAACAGTAGCTGTACTAAATGTTAAATCTGCAAAATCTGTTAATGCAGTAGTTCCTGATGTACTAGGATCAACTCTAGTTAAAGTTCCGCCTTTAGCAGTATAGTTAGTACCACTAACTTCATTTGAAGTAGTATAAGCTGTTGTAGATGCACCTAATGATGCAGAACTCGTATATAAAGCTAATTGAAAAGTGCTACCACCACTATTCTTAAAATTATGTACTCCTTCTAATAATTCTTGTTTGAAAGATGTACACATTGCTTGTGAAATTGCCATTATAGTCTCCTAATAATTTCAGCCATATCTTTATGACCTTGTTTTTCTAATAATCCTGCTACAGTAGCTCTATCACTAGCTATAGCTTGTTTTAAATAAAATAATACAACATTTGTCATATTATCTTTAAAAGCTTGTGCCTGTGCTTTTACCATTGGATCAGCATTATCACTAATAGAAATTAACTTTTCCATTATTCTTTCTGTCCAATGTTCAGGACTTAATCCTTTGTTTTGAGTTGTTTTAACGTCAATATTACCCAAACTTGTTGATACATCTACTGTAAACATTATGTTACCTGTTGTCTTACAGGACCTGTCCTGTAGTTATCTTTAGTGTTTTTACCTTCAGCAAATACTTTAAATCTTGATACAGCTTCTTGAAATCTTTTTTCATAATTAACCATAATATCTGGTTCACCTTTCATAAATGTATAAGCCTCTACCAAAGACCCATATAATAAACAATCTGGTCCATTTGTTCCTATATAACTTGTTCCATCACCACTTGTTGTAATAGATGTTGGTGTATATTCATAATGAAGTTCTGCAGTAAAATTTGCATTTGGTGTCGGTGCAACAATAAAACTATCTTCATCAAATCTAGCATAATATTTTGGCACACCTGTTGTAGAACTATTAGGATAAGCTTCTCTTATAAAAGCTACATCCTTAAATAATAAATATTCATAGCCACTATTATCTACAGCTAAAGAATGTGATGATAAAAAATCAGTAGGAGTAGATAAATATTGATTACCTGATGTTAAAGTTCCTGTAACATTTTTTCTAAATACTGGAAGCGATACAAGTTTTTGTATTCTATCTTCTGTATTAACTATAAATTCATCTAAATTATTTACAAAAGTAGTTTCTGTATTATTAGTATAATCTTGTATAGCTGTTTTTAATGTTGTAAATGTCCAAGCCATTATCCTGTACTCACTTTAACTTTCCCAATTTCTGTTCTTAATATAAGTCCTGTTCCTGATACAGGATTAAATCCAAAATATTCAGTAGATGATTTTTCACCCCTATCAGGTCTTGGATTAAATAATGATTGATTATCAGATGAATCTACCTCACCAATCTTTAATTGTGGATGATCAATATCAAAACATTCAGGACAAACTCTTAATCCATTACGAATACTATCTTGTATTTCATATTTTAAATCTTTTAACTTATAGGTAAATCCACATCTATCACAATCACCTAAAGCTTTTTTACCTACTGCATAACTCATCTATATAAATTTATATCAGGAACAAATTTAACAGATGCTTTTTCTCTATCAGCATCGCTTACATCATTCCAAAGCTCATCATACCTTTGTTTGATCATTCCAACTCTATTCTGTGCTTCAGGTATTTTACAAGCTAAATTATAAGCTAAAGCATATGTTAGACATGGTAAATATCTACTAGGCACATCTGCATTATTACTTGCAACATTACCAGCATCTTCTATTCTTTTAATATAGTCATATACCAATGTATATGTTTCTGCAGAATCAGGAGTTGCCCACAAAACTATACTGTTAGAACTTGTACCTTTATCAATAAAAAACTGAGTTGGCTTTGATTCTAATAATTTAACAGCTTGATGATTATATTCTGTTCTTGATATTCTATTTAATCTTTGATCAAACTGATTATCTGTATCACCTGCATCCGTTCTTATAAAAGCATCTACAACTTCTAAAGCACTAGATTCTAAAGTATATGTATTAGTGCCAGCAGTAAGTGTTTGAGTAGCTTGTTCTATCTTCCATAGATTTAATCCTTTATTTTGCCACTCTAAAAAAATAAGATTAAGAGCACGTTTTGCTCCTTTATAGTCATAACCAGAACGTAACTCACTTCCACATAGATCATAAGCTTCTTCCATAATATCACCTAAATCTAGTGTAAATGCTGTTGTTCCACTTGTTGCCATTATCTACCTTCTTTTTTTCTTATTGCTTCTTTGCCTTTTTTGGCGATTTTTGCTTGTTCTTTTTTACCTGCGACTTTTGCTCTTTGTTCCAACACAGTAAGGATTTGAATTTTCCTAGCAAAAGGCTTGTTAATTCTTTTAACTTTAGCCACAGTCTTTCTAGCATCTGCTGGAGTTTTGTAAGCAATGCTAATAGTATCTTTTGGATTTTCATCAGTATATAATCTCCTCCCACTTCCTTTGGGTTTTTTTCCTGTTCCTACTTTAGGGTCTTTGCGTTTTCTCAATTAACACTTCCACCTTCTACGAGCCTGTCTAATTCTTGAATTAGGATCATTTCTAGTTTTAGCTGAACTTCTTTTAAGTTGCCCTAAAGACCTTGCACAATAAGACTTTCTGCGTTTTGCTGCCTTACTACCTTTCTTAACTTTACCTGTTACTGCTGTTTTTAACTTAGAACCAGGATTTAAACGCCTATAAGCTTTAACTCCTGCTTTAGTCATTCCAGCTCCAGACTTAGTAGAGCGAAAGTTTTTTTTATTTCTAGGCGGCATCTTCGCCTGTTTTCTCATTGGCATATTTACTACTTAGTTTTTTTTACCGCCTTTCATACCACCTTTAGTAGACATTTTACTTCTCATCATAACTTTTCTACCTGTGCCATATTTACTTTCTTTAGGTAAATCGTTAGTCATTTTAGTATTGCCACCAGAACCAAACATTCTTCTAACATAATTTTTATTAAATTCAGCACCCATTTCAGTTGCTTTTGGTTGTCTACCACCAGCCATGCCCATTTTGGTTTTCATAGTGTTTTTACCACCTTTGTAACCCATCTTACTTTTCATTTTTGCCATAATTTTATACCCTTATTTAGATGCAGCTTTTTTAGGTCTACCCCTTTTTTTAGCTGCTGTTTTTTTAACTGTTTTCTTTTTTGGTTTCTTACCACCAACATAAGCTTCATTAACATCAGGTGTAGATGGATCATCAGCTACATAATGACCTTTGTCATCTCTAGCTCTTACGCCATTCATCTCATCACACTTGCGTTGTGCATCTGCTAAATCAGGATCAGGACCAAATACTGGTCTCCAAATACCATCATCTGAAGCTTTTAAAACTTTGTATTGTGGTGGAAATTCACCAGTTTCTGAAATTATATAATTTGCCATAATAAATACCTATTAATCAGAATATACTTTAACCATTTCTAAAACGATAGAATAAGTATCTCCTGATGAGTGACCTTTAGTAGTAAACAAAATATCTCCTGTTTTACCACTACCTGCGTTATTTGGTAAACCACCAAAATCTTTAAAGTCCATATGCCCATTACTACTTTCAGCAAGTTCAATTAATAAAACATTACTTGAAGCATCTAAGAACATTTGAACAGACATACCCACGATAGCGTGACTAACTCGCATAACTCTAACTTCTGAACAAGCTGTACCTGCTGAGTTAGAAGCTAAGGCAGATACATCCACCTTAGCTACTGCTGATTCTCCTGTGCCATCGCTAACATTAGTAAATTTCATAACACAATTTCTTTCACCATCTATTATGGTTTGTGTTGTTACTGCATCAGCCATAATTTATCTCCTATTAAGCGTTAGCAAATGGAGTTACTAAAGTGCCTGAACCTAAAGTGATTCCTTCTACAGCGTATTTAGCACTACCCATTGCAGTTACTTTAATAATACTACCTGCTAATCCACCTTTAGTTGAGCCATTTAATGTAATGACATCATTAGCTGCACCAGAAATAAATGTTTTACCTGTAGCATCATCAACACCTGTATATAAACCACCTACAAATTTATCTGTACCATCTGTAAGTATGTCCATATCAGTAGCTGCTGTTTCTACTACAAAAAAGAAAGATGCACCTAAGTTATTTGTTTGATTTGGGTCTCCATCTTCACCTGGAGCTGTTGCTACTATGCTAGGTAAAGTAAACTTACCATCAGCATCATTACAAGTTAATATTTTTCCTGCGTGTGCTGCAACAGTAAGTGTAGTATCTGCTGTTAAGCTAACTACATTTGCATTACCTGCTGATATAAATCCTGCTAATGACTTAACTGGACCTGAAAATGTTGTTTTTGCCATAATTTTCTCCTCGAAAATAAGTTCTATCGTCTTGGCTTGTCTGCTAGGTCAGTCTATAGAACAATTAAAAATCCTAGATATTAATAATATAACATAAAAAAAAGGGGAGCGTATGCTCCCCTAAAAGTTCTTACGAACTACCTGGTGAACCAAAGATACCTAGTGGATCAGATACACCGAAAGAATATCTTTCTCTCGCTTTATATCTAACATTACCAGTATCGAAGTCTCCATCCATAGTAGTAGTCATAGGTGCTCTAACAAAATGCTTCATTCCATCTGGAACATCTGTTGTGATAAAGAAAGCATTTGTATCAGTTAAATAATGATTAACTGAATAACCTTCTGGAATCACACCATTAGTTTTCACAGCATTTATGTCATTGTCAGCAGTTCCTACTCTATAATCACTTTGTAACAATCTAGTTGCTACAAACTGTAGGTCACTAGGAATAATAAGTTTCCTAGCTTTTGCTGCAATTTTAAGACCTCTTTCATCAGTCCATTTGCCGATTTGAATGATTGCATCTTCTAAAGATGTTTCATTTAAGTCTGCACCTGTTGATGGTCTATTACTATTTGTACTGCCGTTTACAAGCGGGTGAGCTGTGCTAAATAAAGCGACACCATCACCAGAAGAAAAAGTAGTTGAGAATCCATTATTTAATGGATA